GGAGCAACCAGCTTAGCGAGACGGAACTCAATGTCCTCTGGCAGAGGCTCGCCCGCAGGCGGAAGCTCTACGCCCAGTTCGCGTTCAATCTTGGCGCGATACTCAAAGGCAACGTGCTCTGCGATGTGTGCGGCCATTGCCGCCTGAGCCGCGCCCGCCGCTGGGCTTTTTTCCATCAACTCCATGATTTCTGGATTCTCTATCAAGGACATGTGCACTTGAATGTGCGCTTGATGGTCTTGGTAGATAAACGCCTTAACTGGCTCACCGTTGATGATGTTCATGTTTTCGCTAACGGGGTCGGTCGGCTTGATGTCATCCTCAAGCGGCACAACCTTGTCTGCGTCTTGGATGCCTAACACCTCTAGCATCTGTCGATGTAGTAATGGCACGTCATAAATCTGAGGTGCCTGAGCCGCCAGTTGTAGCGCCGCCTGATATTGCATGATGCGTTGTGCCATCGTTCCCGCATTGGGGTCGCTGACAGGAATAATGTCTACGCGATCATCAAAATCTGCCGCGACCAGAGGGCCGGCATCTAAGTCGTAGGGGTAAACCTCTGGGCCATAGTCTTTTACCAGCCCCGACAGAATCTTGAGTTCTCTAGATACTGCATGGTGCACACGGCTCTGCACCGCGCTCAGCACCTTCATCTCTCGCTCCAGAACGGCCAGAGTGGTGCCTACCGGCGCCTCCCCATTGATGTCGGATGCTTTGACATCTGCGGCAGATGCGAATCTGCGACCCTCTTGAACAATATCACCTAGCAACTGGTACAGGACGTTGCTTGGCTCTTTGTATGGCAGGAATGAGATGTTGTCTCTGATCGCGCCGCTTGGCACATCAACATCCCTAAACTCTCCCGGCATAATTGGCGTATCGTCGCCCTTGATTCTCAGGCCGCGAGACTTGAGGCCGCCGGGAAGATTCGACAGGGTGCCGGCATCTACAAGCTGTCTCAAGATGGCGGTTGCCGACTTTGACAGCCCGCCAATCATGTGGACTAGGCCGAAGCCGTAGAACCCAAGCCCCGGCAGATACTGGTAGTGAACGTAGTGCTCACGCCGCATCTTCTTGTCATCGCCTTCGTACCAGTTGCGCCGGATTGACAGGATGATTCTGGATGACTTGTCAATCGTAACGATGTAGGGCAGGGCGATCCCAGTAGGCTCTCCCCTGTCTGTATCTTCAAATCCGGGCAGGTCAATATCTACCTGCATCTCCAACAGGGTGTGCCTGCTGTCATACTCGTAATTATCAGAGTCTCCGGTCAGTCTGTTGTATTTCGCTTGTATCTCTGACAAGTCAGGGACTGGCGAGGGCAGGTCTACGTCGATATAAAAATCGGCAACCTGCAACTTACGAATCTCGTTGGCGGTGCGCTTCATCACATGAGTAGCGCGCTCGCACGTTGAGAGATCAGATGCGCCGTAGCTCACAACGAAGTCTTCCGCTGGAATGAACATCGCGCATGGACGCCCCATGCTGGGGTCGTAGTAAACCTTACGGAACGCCGAGCCTGCGATGGGCAGGGAGAACAACAGCTTTTCGGTTTCCGTTCTGTACTCCGTCATCCGCTGAGTGATGAGGTAGTTCAGGTAATTCTGTACGCGGTGCGCCTGCTTGCTCTTTTCGTCGTTGAGCTTGCCCACAATAGTGGTCTTGACAGGGCCGCTAGCGGGGTACACCTCTTGGATGGTTTGCGCTTGGAAGCGAATAACCGCTTCGGACAGCATAGGGTGAAATACACCACAAGCGCCTTCCCACGGCGTAGACCGATCCTCAAACTTGAGACCCAGAAGATCCAGACCACGGATGTAGGAGTCTTCCCAATCTGCTCGGCTGTTGCGGTCTGCCTCAAACGCAGAGATTAACTCAGCAGATAGCGAGTCAAGCTCTCCATCTGACAAGTAATCAACAAGGTTAGAGTCATGCTGGGCACCCAAAAGCGCAGTAGCATCCGAATCGAAGTCGATCATCATGCCGCCGTCTTCATCGAAAATACCGACTGATTCCGGGTTTTCGATCACAATTTCCAGATTAGACTCGTCTGGGCTTGGCATTTCGGCGCCCAGCGCCCGATCAATGGCCATGTCTAGCCTCTGCCGCCTCGCTTCCCGCCCTTAGAGTAGCCTTTAGTTTTTCCGCCCTTGAAGTAACCCTTGGTCTTGGGGACCATGCCACCGGCCATCATCTTGCCTTCGCCATCAGCCGCAAAGAACGGCACCTTCTTGCCATCCTTGGTCTCAACCATTTGCATCTTTCCGCCTCTGGCGGCGCCCTTGGCTTTCATTTTTCCACCAGCGGCATACATCTTAGAGGTTTTCTTCATCATGCTCATTACCTGCGTAAATGTTGTTAAAGACTCGATTCACATCCAGCGTGTAATCTAGGTCCGATTTTGAGTAGTGGACATGCTGTGACGGCCTAAAGTCGGGCGCGCCTTCGCCTGCCGAGAACCAAGCGGGATGTGTCACCCTGACTCGGTTGTTTGGCAATGCCACTATGTTTCCAGTCCACGGACCCGCATCCAGCAACTCCATAACATGGCTTTGCTTGTGCTGTGCCGGATCGTCCGCAATCTCGCTGTCGGTGTAGTCCACCGTGAACATGTACTTCGCCGGGAAGAACTTGTCATCAATCTTGGCCATCCACGGACACGGTGTCGCCCTCTCAAGGACATACACTGCGTGTTCGCGAGAAGAGCAGTCCCAAGGCTGGGCCGCGTATACCGGCATTGGCTCTGGCCACTCCTCAAATGGGGTGTCAGCTACCAGTGCCGTAATCGGCATCCTTGCCCACATTGCGCCACCGTGAACATTCGGCTCCTCAGAGTCGTAGGTCTCGGCGCCAGTAAAGATGACCTGAAAGCTCAGGCATCGGCATGGCATTGTGGTGACAGCAATCGCCATCGCATGAATAAACTCACCATGATATTTCTGATGATTGTGCGTGTATTCACGCCGCACCCAGCACTTAAAGTGTGGGATGTTGCTCTGCAAGAAAGCCATTTAGTAGTAATCTCCCCTTCTACCGTAGTCCACTGGCTCATCTTCTTCGTCAGTGCGTAGGGAAAGAAACCCTCCTTGACGGAATCTGAGTAGTGCCTGCGTGGAAGAGTCCACTAAATCGTCATGCTCACCTGATGGGAACGATGCAAATTCTTGGATAACCTCTTCCGCGAATCTGGTCTGCGGCGCCCAAACGACGCCCGACGCAAACAAGTCAGCAACAGCGTTTACTCTTGCTATCTTGTCATTACCACGGGATGGCGTGTACTCCGATACCGGAATACCCATAGCCCGTAGCTCAAAAATTAATGGCATCCCTGCCGCTTTAGCCTCCACAATGAATGCATCTGGTTGCATTTCAGCCCATAGCTCATAGGCTTTGCGCTTGAGTTCTGGAAACTCAAGACGTTCTTTATAGGCATCCAGTAGGATGATATTGGGTTTAGTAACCCCTTCGTCGTCAGGCGAGTAGAACACGCCCCACGTTGTGCAAGCTGAATAGTCAGAGCGTTGCGTTTTCAAAAACGCTGTGTCCCACGACTGAATAATAAATTCACAAGCAGGAGGACGATCCATGTCCCACTCTTGCCACCACTCACGCTTGATAAGTGCGCCCTCTTCGGACGTTGGGTTTTGCTGGTACTGTGCGCTCCACTTGGAAGCGGGTAGTTCACTACGCAGAGCCTCTAGCTCTGATTTGCTCCAGAACTCAGGCCACAGGGGATTGCCCGATGGCATGATTGCTGGAAACTCAATAACCTCCCACTCGTCGCTACCAACGCGCTGAGCAGAGGATTTCATAATCTTGCCGGTCAGATCCCGCATGTGCCAGCGGGTCATCACCATTACGATAGCGCCTCCCGGCTGAAGACGCTGTCGAGGGCCGGAGGTGTACCATTCATATGTTCTGTCGAACACCGAGGCGTCTCCGGACTGCCCCTCTTGTTCTGAGTGCGGGTCATCAATGATGAGTAGGTCAGCACCTTTACCCGTTACAGCACCGCCAACGCCGATAGCGAAGTATTCGCCGTTCTTGTTGGTGCTCCAGCGTCCTGCCGCTTTTGAGTCTGCCCTTAGCTGTAGGTCCGGAAAGACTGTTTTAAAGTCCTCCGCGTCCACAAGGTTTCTCACTTTTCGGCCAAATCCTACTGATAACTCAGCAGTGTGTGCCGTCTGAATGATTTTCTTGCCGGGAAACTGGCCAAGAAACCATGCAGGTAACAAGTAAGATGCAAACTCAGACTTGGTGTGTCGAGGCGGCATATTGATAATTAACCGCTTTAGCTCACCTCTGGCGATTTTCTCAAAGGCTTCAGCCATGATCTTATGGTGCCGTCCCTCAATGAAGGCTGGCCACATATACTTCACGAAACCCATGAAGCTATTCTGAGCGGACTCGACCTGCTTGGCCTGCTCAATCTGGCTAATAATCTCTGCGGCCCTGAGTTTCATCTCGGGGCTTGCGCCTTTAAGTCGCTTGGCGACCTCCGGCGTAATCAGTTCTGACATTCATGCCATCCGTGCTTTTTTCGTTCTGGCGAATGATCTGTTTTTTGACTGTGATGCAACCTTGAGGTTGCTTTTCTTGTTTGAGCCACCCTTTGCCAAGGGCTTCTTGTGGGCTACGTCTTTGCCGTCACCCTTACTCACCTTGCCCGCATCGTCCATCACGGCTCTGGCCGCGTTTCGTTTGGCGCGATTCTTCTTCTGCTTGGGCTTTGAGTGGTAGTTGTCGTACTCCTTGCGGTAGTTACGCCTCACCTAAAGCCGCCACCCTTGCCATATCCGGTGTTATAGCTACCGCCCTTGCCAGATGAGCCATATCCGCTAGTGCGGCCACCCATTGGCATAAACGGTGCCGGCTGATAGCCCATACCATAGCCACCGAAGTAGGGATTACGGTTTGCAAAGCTGGATTGGTAGTACGGCTGGCTGTATGGGGTTGGCCCCGTGCCA